ACTATCCAAATATGGCACGCCATCTACACCCAGAAGAGCCTCCTGAAGTGTTAACTCCCGCCGAACCTCCTTAAAAGCAGGATCTCTAACCATGGATGCCACAGCAGCATGCACACAAGCTGCTACAAGATCCTCATCATAGTTAATAATAGGAGCATCATACCTCCTCAAAGCCTCCTCCATGGGGAAAATCTTCTTCTCACCATCGAAGAAAGGCCTAAGAGGCGCGGGCGTCTTTTTAGCAGGACCCCACGCCTCGTATAAGGGACTCTTCCGGAGCGAAGAAACCCCACTAGAACCTATAGCCCTTGGTAACTTGCCTATGGCATTCATGGTCTGGGGTAGGAAAGCAGCTTGAGCACACCACTCCTCCTGCTGCTCCTTTGGAAATACGTAACACATACCGTTATCTCTAGCACCAGCAACATGGAAACCAACAAATTTCCGGCTCCTCGTAGTCGGGTCAACTAGAAAAACGGGTAAGCCGCAATCTCCTACAGCAGTGGCTACCGCATACTGCATATAGACTGGAATTTTATATGAGTTACCCAACTTATCATTATAGGACAATGTCTCGCCCGAAACATAGGGTGCATAATTCCTGACAAATCCTTTAAAATCACCTGTGATAACCACAGCAGTACCATATTTCCGAGTCTTGAGTTCCTCAGTAGAAGCCATAATTCCTCTAAGATCAGCATGGTTCCTAAAAGTAGGCAACTCTCCAACGAGCCAATCACCACCTTTCCTGAAAAACGTTTGGAAAGTCGATAATGGTACGTCCCTAGTGACACCCCGAGCATCGCGCAATGTGATGCATTGATCGGGTTCTAACCATGCGTTCCAGAACTCAAGATAATGAGCACATATATTAAACGTAGTTTTGTTTGAGAAGAAACCCCAACCACACTTACGCGTCTCGCCAGGAAGAACCAGCTCATAGTAATTTCCTTTCATCACTTTATCAATGATAGGACCAAGACCCTGATCCATCATCTGAGTATGTATCTGGTCGCCCAAAAGCTCAGGATGGAGCGATACGCTATTGCTCCTAAAAGATTCCATAACAAGTTGTTTAGAGCGTGAGCCCTTATCAGCATCAGGGTCATTCCGGAGACCAAAAAGGGCCCCCACCCATTTACCAACATTAATA